AGTGCCTGTAACACCAGTAGTAAGCGGTAACCCTGTAGCATTAGTCAGAGTACCAGAAGCAGGCGTACCTAACGCCCCTCCAGTTTGGTACTTGTCTGTGTTTAGGTTGCTAAAGTTTGTATCGACCTCCGTGTTGGTCAACGGAGACCCTTTAACCGAACGAAGAACGATGGTTGACATTAGCTAATCCTTAGCTGACAGTGATTGTCCAAGTGATGCTCATTGCATCGTTTGCGCCCTTGTTGACAACTGAGAACACTGTGCGGCAAAGCATTGTGCCTGCGCTAGATGCGTTGAACGTGCCTGCTTCAGTAACAGCGCCTGTACCTGTGCCAGCTGGGAAGCTTGCTACATATGCAATAGCGTTTGTAGTTACAGTGGTTGAAGTCAGTGTTACACGTGAACCAGAGATGGCTGTCTGCAATGTAGTGTCACCAACAGCGGCTGCTGTAGTTCCAGTTCCAAGTTCCATGTGTGTCATGGCAGTTGCAGTTGCGTCTTTCATGCGCGACGCAATGTAGTTTTTACCTGTAGTGACAACAAGGTTTTTAATCTCACGAGAGTCTTTTACAACTCCGTCTGCGCCGATGATGTCAATCTTGACGTCACCAGTAATTTTGATGCTATCGTTTATCATGAACTACTCCTGTTTAGAAAGTGTATGAAGCGCCTACATAATCAGTCAAGAAATATGTTGGGTCAGAATAATCTTGAATTAAGATAACCCCTGCTTCAGTGAAAGAAAAAGAATCTGTTTTACCAAGCGCGGGGCTCAACTGGGTGGCATCGCTTTGCCCAAATGAATCTGCAAACGCTGTACTAAAACTTGTGGCTAGATTATCCACCAAAGTGGCGCTATCAGTGTATGTGCCATTGAATGAAATAGCAAGAAGGTCTGCCTCTGAAATTGAGTCTGATTTAGACTGGGAAACAGAAGACACCGTAGCGTCTGTAAAAGATACGCTATCAGAATAGGCCGGGGCAACCGTAACTATTGCTCCATCGCTGACTGTGGCTACGTTGTTGGTGTAATCGTCAAACTGGAAAGCAATGCCGTCGCCTACGTCTGCTAAGTCGTTTAGAGCAAAAGAGTCAGATAACACCTTGCTTATTGAATTAGCAACCGTATCACTTGTAGTAAAAGTATCTGAATAAGCTGGGCTGATAAGTAGCGTCTTTGCGTCTGCTGGGGTAGCTGTATCGGCAAAATCACGAATAAAGATCAGCACCGTTATTACGGTATCGCCCATCGTTGCCGAGTCCGATAGACCTTTGTCTGTACTGAATACTTGGCTGTCAGCCAATGAGAACGTATCAGCATCAGCCGTCTTGCTTGTACTCAGCGCAGTCGCATCAGCAACACTAAAGACGTCAGTGGTGTACTTGAACCGACCTGTTGTGTCTAGGTATGCGCTTACGGCTAAAAGTATGTACGCTACGTCTGCTACAGGGTAAACCCTAGTAAGACCTACTACTGGAACAACCGTAGATACGCTTGCCCGCAGTTTTACCGAAGCAACTGTCGCAGAAGTGCTATTGCCGGTAATTTGTGCGGCCATTAAAAGTCACTCCGCACCTTGAACTTTAGTAGGTCATACACGGTTTGAATTTGGCCATCGGAAAACGTAATTTGAATTTCGCCTTCGTAGTCACCGGCGGCACCGGTCAACATTTCAGGGGCAGAAACAGGATAGAACGCAACGACACCATTGGGGCCGTCAGTTACTGTTCCGGTCACAGTGGCTTGCAGGGTTGTAGAGCCAGCGGCGCGAAACTTTAAAAGAACCGTAGCTCCAGTTAGGGCTACAACAGCACCAGTGGTATCGTCTGTAATTGTGCACACCAGCGCTGGGCGGGTGTCGTCTTGAACAAGTTTGATTTTGTCGGTCATACAAACCTCTGGAATTCTATGTTCACTGATGTACGGGTTAACCCTTTGTACACACGTGTGCGCACTTCATTAGTTGCATCGTAAAACCGCTTGGTGTATTCCATAGAAGTTTTTGGATCGTAATAAGGCTGATTAGGTGTATTGTACAAACGTGCGCGTGCGCCGTAAGAAATATATTCTAAAAAGCGCTCAAACAACTCATCATCAACTGTAGTAGATGCCCGCTTTGGAGCAATCGCAGCTTTTACAACTAATTTGTTGGCTTCAGTGATACTTGGAGTTGGTACTAAACGAATCTCAGACTCACGGGTACGATAGTAATAGTAAGGGTTTCCACCTAGGTTTTCCCAGTTGGTAGCCCTATAAATTTGACTCAACTCTTCTTGCGCTTTAGGGATTAACAACTGCTCTCCATAATACGCTTGCATGATTTCTACAACTTTGTAGTTGCTGTCATTAGCATCAAGGTCGTAGACACCGATTCCTTTAATACCGGAGATGGCATCAAGCTTTTCTTGCAGGTAATGCGTCTTCTCGCAAAACTCGATGCATGCATTGCGGATAGCCTGCACCGCCACGATCTCGGGCACGTCGTGCACATATGGCATGACTTCTGGCAAAAAGACTTCGTATGAAACTGCGGTCATGCTGAGGTACTTCCACGGGTGGCAGGATTAGGCGGATTGAGCGCCTGCGATGGGTCGTTCGAGATTTCAGACTGTGTCTTGCCTTGAATTGCGGCAACAAATGTAGCCATGTAGCTCTGAGACAACTGAACGCCGGGGGCGTATTCAGCATCTTTACTACAAGCGCGATACATAATGTAGTCCACTAAAGCAGACTGAAACACGTCAAAAATTGGAATGGCCTGCGATTCAGCAGTCAAATCTGTTGGCTGTGCAGAGTAATTGATCTCAATTTTCTGCGTGCCTGTATTTGGTGGGTACACGTAAAAAGCCAACTGATCTTGGTTAGTGTACATATAGTTACGAACTTCTGCTGTAGCAGTAGCCGTGTGCCAGTTCGGGTTGAAGTTATCCAATATCTCACGAGAAATAATACGGATAGCACGACCGGGTGTCGACCCAGTAGTTCCCATATTTCTGTAGATGTTGAGCAACAACCATCCGTCGTCTGGGATGTATTGTCGAGTACCAGACTGCAAAGAAATTACAGAGGTAGTCGATGAAGCACTTGGCTGAATGAGTACGATTTGGCGCATTCCATCGTTAAGCCAAGATAGCAGTTCGGCTCTCGTCCAACGGATGTTGGTCAAGTCGATTAGCTGAATCGTTGCTTTATCAATGATGGTTTTCGCGGTTACCGTACCCATGCAACTTCTTTCAAGTAATAGGGGCCGAAGCCCCTATTTGATTAGGCCGAGATCATGGCGTACCAGTTCAAGCCATCAGCAGTTACATAACGAGCACATTTAGAAACGGCTTGTGAGTAAGATGCATTGGCTGAACCGCCATTGATAGTGCCACCGATTGGTGGAAACACGATCAAAGCGTTGGTAGCTTGGCCATTCATTACCAGAATGTCAGCAGCGCTTGAGTTGTTAGGCAAAATTGCTGCGCCAGTAGAGGCAACGGTAGCGAAGACAGTGATATCAGCAGTGATTGCAACAGCAGTAGCTTGCGTAGTGGTGCTAGTGACTTGACCAGTCAGAACGTCACCAATAATCAACTGCTGAGTTGCTTCACCCCAGATACCTTGTCCGACAACTTTATATTCTTGAGACATGATAAATCCTATGTGTAATGGTTTAAAGAGACGGGGCCGAAGCCCCACCTGCACTATTAACCTGCAGCTACCAAGAGAGCCAAGCCTTTAGGCTGAGCAACTTGGCTACCGTACACGTTCAAACCACGGACCAAAGTACCGAAGTCGTTAGGGTTTTGCAAGCTCTCGACTTTAGCGATTTGTGAAGCGAAAGTGATTGCAGACTTGTGGCCAGCGATAACAGCGTGACGCTTGACAGCGCTAGCAGATGTAGCGTCAGTACCGGTATTTGGGTTCATCCAAGTCTTACCAGCTGCACCACGTGGTACCAAGTTAGATACATACACAGTGAAGCGGTCGATCATGCCGATCTTGCCGTTACGCAAAACGCTAGATGCGTCACCCATGAACTGGGCTTGAGCCAAGTTCGATTGCATCAAGATTTGACGCTCTGTTGGGGTGATGATCAACCAACGATCTGTTTCAGGAGTATTGGCTTCGTCCAA